TCCATATCCTCACCTTTCTTTACCTTGTTTAAAGTATTAAGGAAGATCGCATAACGAGCATTGCCTTCTACAGTACCGCCAAAAGCAAAGCCAGCTTTGATAGCTGGGTTCTGTTGACCTAAGACTTTAGACCATTTCTGATGCTTACCCACTCCTAACTCGTATTCCATGTTTGTCATTTCATCACGAGTAATATCCTTTCGATAATGACCAGCATTAATCCCTCGATCACGAGCTTCATTTTGAATTCGATCCATCGAGTAACCAGTATCAGCAAAATCATCTGCATAATAAGCAGAGTCATCAATCTTAGGCATTGACTTTATAGTTTCAGATCTAATGTTCTTCCCATCATCTGTAAGTCTATTGTATAAACCTTTTCTTAATGCTTCCTGACCCTCGAACCTGGAGTAGTATTGCAATTTGGCAGCATCTTTAAAAGTTTCAATAGCCTTGGGTATATTAGACCCCAATCCTGTAACTATATAAGCGTTAAAGATGTTACCTACAGCATTACGAGTATGATATGCAGGTCTTACAGCTAGAGTCCATGCCTTCCAAGGGTTTTGTATTCCATCATAAAACTTTAAGAACTTCTTTAGAGCAGGACTGTCTGGAGACTTAGCGCCCATCAATTCTAGCTGCTGTTCTATATCTTTTGCTACCTGCTTTGGAGCCTTAAATACCATTTCTACCTCTGCTTTTTTTAAGAACTCTTGTCTTGCTTTGTTTGCGTGTTTAAGACTATCCAATTGACTCAAGCCTAAACCTTGTCCTGTCCCCACTCCTTTAGGCATATTTGCTATAGCAAAAGCTGCACCATAAATACTATCTGCCTCTTCTAGTAGTTCTTTTTGGTTCTTAAACTTGGGAGCTATGCCCTTAACTGAAACCCAGTCAGACATATCCTCCTCTACAGGCTTCCATTCCCATTGCACCCTATCATCATCTCGGACAAAGGTTCTCTTTCTTGTTTTTGGATCTTCTATAAACTTTCTTTGGTCATATCCGCCTATATATCTTTGCTCAATTATGTCAGGGTTATCTGGATTCCTTCTCATCCACCTGCCTACACCTATGAATGGCGGTAGACCAGCCAATGTTTTAGTGTCTACAGACATGGGATCATCAATCTGAAAGGCTTTACCTGAATCAGTTATCTCATCTATAAATGTTTTCTTCTGCATAGATGTAGCATGATCTACAAAGCGAAGACCAATAGCAACCGTAGGGTCATCATGTAAAAATTTAGTCTGACTAGGTATATCAGCAGGATTAGCCACGCCTGTCCCATGAAGCTCAGATACTTTCTGCATATTAATATCTTCAACACTTAACATTGGGTCAGCAGTTCTTTCTTTTTTAAAAGTTTCCCTTCCTAAATATAATAAAGGTTCATCAACCTCTGTAAAAGGATCTTTAGGAATGAACTCGTCTATAATTTTTTTCTGGTCTATTAAAGCTCTAGCTTCTGGAGTGATAAATCTAGGAAAGTAGTGGCGCATTATCAAGGCTCGCACACCTATACCAGCCGCCCTTTCTTGCTTTAACATTTTTGCTAGTTTTCCTTCCCATTCATTAATATAAGATATCCCATCTTCACCTATAGAATCAGCAACTTCCTTCTTCAATGCTAACTCTTGCGCTTCATCCCAATTGGTAAGGATATTTTTCTTTTCATCACGAATCATTGGTCTATCTAGCCATTTAACGAATGCTGATTTAACCACTGGAACACTGTTACCAGTTTGTTTTGCTTTCTTCTTAACCCAGTCTTGCATTGCTGGAAGTTCTCTTGCAAGCTCTTTCTCTATTCTTTCTCTTTGTACTGCGGCTCTTTGCCCAGAACTTTTAACCTTCCTTGCATCGCCATAAGGAATATTCAAACCCCTAGCCATGTCCTTGACTACATCTTTTTCTTTGATGCTTTGTAACCACTTCGCGGCTTGGGGTGGAGTAGATGCTTTAATGCCACGCCCTATACCTATAGCGGTCTTTCCTATCGCCCCTCCTGCATAGGTTAATGGATCAGTTAAAACATCTCCTGCAAATCCCACTATACCACGATACCACGCTGGCAATGATGGGTCAAGGTAGTCTTGAGTCCTGACCTCCTCTTCACCCATTAATCCTCTCTTTGCACCAGCAAGGAACCCCTCATCATCTCGATCAAAGGCTTCTTTAATACCAACCTTTAGAGCCTGGGCTGGCCTTTCAAGCAAGCTAAGGGTGTGAAGAAAGCCTTTATCTTTTGGGCCCTTCTCTAAGTCTTTAGCAAACTGGCTTTTAGGTTGAACACGCTCATATAGCATACTCTCTTGCTCGGTCTTTGTAAGATCAAGAAAACCTTCTGCAACTTGAGCTTTGTATTTTTTACCATTAGCCGTAAATCTAACTGTTGGCATTAATCTTCCTCTATAGAATCTATTAGCGCACCCCCACCTGACTGCATTTGGTCAATCATCTGCCCAGCTACTTCTCGCCAGTTAGAACTGTCCACAAGATCAGGAGCCTTTCTTTCATCTGCTGCCCACGCTTGTGTAAGAACGTCGATTGCAGCCTCTCTTCCTTGTGTTTGCAAAGCATTAAGTACGTCCCTTCTCAATCTCTCATCAGCGGTTCTTTTCGGGTCAAACCCTAACTGATGACCAGCTAATATTGCCGCCTTTTCAGGACCAACCAAAGGAGCCAGTCTTTCGTATGCTTCTCGTGCTGTCTTAGGCATGTCACCTTCTTTATATACAGCTCTAACTATCTTAGCAAACCTCGCACTTTCTCTGTATGATTCAGATAGCTTTAGTCCTTCCATGCTACTCTCCCAGAACTTTGTAGGATCACCACCTGTAGCCGAGATCATCATGCTATACTTTAACATCTTGCTAAGATTTTCCATTCCCTCTTCTGCAATCTGCGCCTGTCGATCAGCATAATCAAGCATATCTGCTGGTGCGCCCCAAGATTCTCTAGGAGTATAAATATCTCTTTTTGATTTTTCTGTGCCAGCATCTTTTTCAGGTAAGAATGGGGTAACTGCTAAAGCACCTGCTCCGCCAACTAAACCAGTTTTCGTAAGAGCTGTAGCCATTCCCCTCGGACCTTGATAGAACTGTCCTTGAGGCATTGTTCTGGTTTTAGGCTGTCTACCAGGCTTGGAATAAATCGTAGATTTTGGTATCGATTTACCGAAGAGAGTATCATAAGCTGTTGGTGCTGTCCTCGTAGATGTCCTTGTTCCCCAAGGCCCAGGTATATCTTCATAAACTGGCCTTCTCCTAAATCCCTCACCTGTTCTTTCGGTTACTGGTTGTCGATATGGCTTTCTCGCATACAATCTTTTAGGCCAACCTGCCAAGCCTCGACCTGTTGCGGCACGAGATGCCACACCTCTACCCATACCCATTAGACCTGACCTTAATAGATTAAGTAAAGCACCCATTAGTATTTCCTCACTGGTGAGTATGGGTCACTATTAAACATTCTAAACCTTCTATCTCTGTTTTCTTTTATTCTGTCATCTATACATTTCATATAGTCTATTGTTCCACCCATCTTCTTTATAAGATTGCCTATGTTTAAAATAGTAGCAGGGTCTTGAATCCACCCTCTCGTAATAGGATCTTGTGGCATTGTAAGTTTTAAATCTCCTCCCCATGTTTCACGAGGAGCGCTCTCTGAAGCCCTAACAACTTCTGGTGTAATAGGTCTTGGTTGACGAGCATAACCACTAGCTATCCCTCTAATTGTCTGGGGGGATGGTCTAGGTGTAGGGGCGCTCATTTGGTAGATATCTGGATTATAAGTTCTGTGCCTCATTGCATCTTGCCAAGCATTTGGCAGTACAGGAGTTCGCGGTTGTCTCGCATAACCACTGGCTACCTCTCTGATTGACTGAGGGGGTCGTCTAACAGGGCCAATAGTGTCACCATAAGCGTCTACATTCTGTCCACCTGTTGCCTGTACTTGAGCTATTGCAGCCTGTGCTTCTGGTGATAGAGCGCCTGTTGCTGAAACAGTTGGCCGTTGACCAATACCACTAGCCTGAATATCTAACCTGTCTACTAGCTGCCCTTCTCTACCACCAATACCCCATGATTTAATACCTGAATCTTTCCACTTCTTTACGAGAGTTTGGGTTCCATCATCCTTTACAGTTAGAGTATTGTCTACCTCTGGCTGTCTTGCCACTGGCTGTCTTACCATTAGTTGTTGTCCACCTGGCTTATCAACATACCCGCCCCATGCTTGACTAGCAGGAACACTCTCAAACTTTGTCCTTCTTCTGTTCTCTTCGGAGGCAGCGTGCCTCCTTTTTAACCATTCTAATGCGTTCATGCTGTATTCCCCAACCACATGTAGTCTTTTCTATTTTCCCAAGGTGCATATTGCCCCATCATATTTGGAAATTCTCTTCGTCCACCACCAGCCACAACTCCAGGAGCCTGACCTATATCTTTTCCCCGCATGTTATCTACAAGATTCGCCATAAAGTTTTCTTTAAGAAAGTCTGAGAGTTCTGATGATTTCATTACTGGATCTTCATCCTTTGCTGTAACAGTTCCGGGTTCGTGGGCGCCGGGGCCAGGTGGAATTGCATAACTTTTTCCCCTATAACCCTCATCATCTTTTAGAACCCATCTGCGCCCATCCCAATGCCAGTTATCGGGTGGCTCTAAAGTCCTTATATTTTTTATGGCATCCGGCACTCCAGTTGGAGGAACAAAGGGCATACCAAACCACCCTTTAGCTTGATCCTCAGCAAAAGTTGCTAACCATTCTTGTATCTTTTCCCAATTAGTTTCCTCATCCATAATATACCCCCCTATAAACCTATAGCTTTTGCAGCAAGTAGAGCCAATATATTCTCACCTACACCTGTGCCACCTGCACCCGTAGCTGTAGACATGCCACCATAATCACCAGTAACACCAGCAAGATAAGACTGCAATCCTTGAGATGGTAGACCTGCCTGGTACTGGTATCTTGCAACATCTCGATCAAGAGCAGCTTGTTGTAATGCTCTTTGCTGTCCACCTATTTCTTGAGCCTGACCATAAGCACCGAATGGTGTAGATACTAATCCAGGATACAAGCCTAAACCTGTTTGCATTCCTCTCATGCCTTCTAATCCATAGCCCATACCAAATTGCTGTTGTCCTAATCCCATCTGAGCTGCTGGCATACGACCTGCTTGTGCGCGTTCATATGCGCCACCATACAATCCTGCTAAGTTCTGAGCTAGTGCTTTTTGTCCTGCGCTTGCTACATTCGCTGCATATATATCCCCTCTTGATCCACCGCCTGGTTGGTGAGAGATTATACCTTGTCTTACATTTTTTAATCCTTCAGCAGTTTGGTCTTCAAACTGTTGTCTGTATACATCAGCCAAAGCATTATAAGGAGTGTAATCCACTTCCCCTCTTACCATGCGTTCATACTGATCGCCCTCGAAAGGGAGAGCTTGAGCATATCCTTGAGGACCACCGCCTAACTGTCTTGATATATCACCCACTCCCATAGCCCTAGATGAGTAAGGTAAAATTCCACCAGTAAAGGCATCTTCTGCGGCGCTTGATAATCCAGCAACCCTTGGTCCCATTGCATAATTATAGGCTTCTTCCATTGCCCTATACTGATCTGGATTAAAACCAGCCAGACCCGGAGCAACTTGAGCAATATTTTGAGCGTTTCCTGATGCAGTTCCAGGAGCGCCATAAAATTCTGGTGTAAACCTACCAGACTGATATAGGTCTTCTGCCCTTGCCATTCCTTTTTCAAGGTAACCCTGTTGTGCTTCCCAAGGTTCTGTTGATGTATAAGTTGTCTGTGTTCCACCCGCCATAATTAATTCTCCCTAGTTCCAATAAAGGCCGAATAAGCCTTTATTTCTCCAGTTAGGATCTTCTGTATCTTTGTTGTAAGTCTCTAATAGATCTGGATACTGGTCTACATAATCTCCAAAGTCATCAGTAAATGTTCTGCCCTCTGCTCTACCCCATGTATCCCAATGGGTCTTGCCCCACTTGTCTTTATCTGTTACTACATTCGCTTCAGCCTTAGACAGTATCACTGCAAAGTCATCTTCCAAAGGTTTATTATATTGCTCCTGCATTGCTTTAAGTCTTTCTTCTTCTTCTTGTCTTTGCTGATAAAATATCTGATCTTGTAAAAGTTTTTCTCCTGCAACCCTTGATGCTTCACTTAATTCCAGATTAGTAGTATAATCAATATTTGCATCATAATTTACATCTAAGCCAGTATCAGGATCAGTCCATGTTGCCCCATCTGGATTAGTCCATGTTGTCCCAAGCCTATCGTAATCTATCATACCTGCTGGAAGTGTGCTGGGAGCAACACCTGTATTCTTTGTTGGATTTCCCCAAACATCTGTTTCATAAAAAGCATTAATGGCGTCTGCATATTCACTATAGTTATAATATCTATTGCCACCAAAGTCCCACGTATTAGCGCCTAATTCTATAGGCTGACCCGCAGGAGTGTGTGTAGTAGTTGGGCTATACCTATTTATATTTGATGTGGGATCACCTGGGCTATACATTATTTTCTGAGTACCATTTAATACAGGCCCCGAAGAAGTAATAGGTGGGCCCGCTGTAGAAATATAAGGCATTAATGGAGGTGCCCACTGAACATTAGGTGGAATAAAGTCTAATAGGTTGTCAGCTCCCGGACCTTGACCGTAGTCGGCTATTGTTAATCCTGCTGGCATACCTGTATAAGAATCTTGCGCCATTATTGAATCCTCTGTTTTAATTCTTTAGTTATAACCATGTATGAATGATTCCAATCTTTTAGTTTTCTAGCCATACCCTTTCTAGTCCATGCCTCTAATGCAGAGCAAGCAGTCCTCAAGGCAAAACCTTCTACCATATCCAAGAACATGTACCACTTATCTAAACCACTACCGTCCTTTCCGCCTAGAGTAATAACTCTTAACACTCTCTTTCTTGGGTAGGATATAACTTGCGTTATCATTGCTGCAATTGTCTCGCCATATTCCATAGCTATCCATAACTGCATGGCTCCATTAATCAACTGATCGTACACATCACTAGAGATTAACTCACCTTCTGAATGTTTTAAAGCGGAGTCAATTAATGGCTCACACTCTTCCCATATAAAATCAATATCTTCATCGCTTACTAATACAACCTTAACCGAGCTGGACCCAAGATCCCGGACTTCCTTTCTTGAAGTAGTAGATCCCTTCGCCTCCTCCAGGGTTCCAGTTTGTCCCGTCGGCGTATCTAACGTCACCTTCTCTTGGTCTTTGCGGTTCGGCATGTGTCCTCTCTAATCTGAATGTTGCCTGATTGTATATAATATCACCTAATCTTTGTAGTTCATTAATAAGATAGATACCTAGATCTTCTTTATCTAGTGGTAATGGTCCTGGTGCATAATGAGTGACAGACTTTACTACTCTGTCTGAATATGTACCCATCAGTAAGCCCTGCTTCCTCTATCTCCAGCATTCTTAACATCCAATGTATAGCCATCAAGCCTCCAAGTCTGATCTCCTGTGGATTCAAACTTGACACCTATATACTTTCCTGTCACATTAAAGGATGCTTTAGATTGTGTGGCCGGATTAAAAACTACTGGTCCTTCCCATGTGATAGCTTCTTCTGTCGACATCTGATGACCCACATAAACATTAACAGTTGAATCTGTTGATCCAGACATCATAGGATATACCGCTGTTACTCTCTTAACCATATTCTGATTAGGCTGCCCTTGAGCATCTATAGTTAATCCTGTCCTCTGTACGTAGCTAGTCATGTCGGCTGTGTCAGCTTTGTTGCCTGCATTGTCTCTGTATATTTTAGTATTAGTTGGAGAGGCCATACTTAGGCTCTTACCAGCTAAGTTGAAGTAAGATGTAGCAGCAGATTCATTCCAGTTTAAAGTATCTGTAGCCCATGTGGATGTTGCTGAGTTCCATGACCCTGGGGCTAGAGGATTACCCTCTGTACCAAATTCAATGAAACCAACATTAGGCAGGTCACGTAGAGTAAAAGTATTATTGCTCCAATTCCAAACAAGAGCTTTATCGCATTGGGCATTAGTAACATTACCTGACGATACATAACAGGCCCACATTTCCGTCTTATTGTAGTCAGCAGTAACAAAGCATTTCTCGAATTCATCTCCATTAATATCGTTAAATATAAAGTCTCTC